AAATTGATAAGGAGATTTGAGAATGGCAAATATTGATAGAGTTGTAAATGTTCAAATCGCTCTTAATACTGCCGGGATTTCCAGCGAGGGCTTCTCTACCATGATGGTTGTCGGTCCTCATGCGAATTGTTTGGAACGTGTTCTCAACGTGACTGACAGCGACGAACTGCTTGAACTTGGTTTTCGAGCAGACGATCCTATCTATATTGCTGTCAACGATGCGTTCAGTCAAACTCCGAGGCCGAGAGAAGTTAAAGTAGGTCGTATCCAATGCGATACCACTAAACTTAAACTTGTCTCCAATGCGGTTGTTAACGGTAGTGTTTATTCAGTAACCATTGCAAGCCTTGGAGCAAACAGTAATCTCGTAGAGAAAACCTTTGCTTATACCGCAACCGGTGAAGAAAATGTTGAAGCAGTTCTTACTGAGTTGTCCAACGTAATTATGGCAGATGAGGAAGTGAATACTGTTTATGCAGCTTCAGTTCTTGAAGAAGAACTAATCATCAAAGCTGTTGACCCGACACATTCCTTTGTCGTGAGTGGTAATAACTTGATTGATATTACTTCTGTTGAACAAGCGTCTAATCTCAGCCTTGCTGAAAATATGGCTCTCATCACTGCTGCAGATGATGACTTCTACGGCATTATCTACACCAGCCGTAAACAAGCAGACATTCTTGAAATGGCGGACTGGACGGAAGCGCATACCAAACTGTATGGTACTGCGATTTCAGAAGCTGCAGTTCTTAACGCTGAATCAGATACCGACACCGGTAGCTTGCTTCAAGCTCGTAATTACTTCCGTACCCATTGGTGGTATCACGAAAAGGCGGAAACTGAATTCCCTGAAATTGGCATTATTGCACGTTGCTTCGCAGTTCTTCCGGGTGGTGAAACCTGGGCTAACAAACAATTAGCTGGCTTTACCACTAACAAGCTTCGTGAAAACGAATATAACGTGATTACCAAGAAGAACGGCAATACCTTTGAGCCGTTCCGTAATATTTCCATTACCCAAAACGGCAAGGTTGCCGCTGGTGAATGGATTGACGTAATCCGTTTCCGTGACTGGCTCGAAGAAACCATCAAGACTGAGATGTTCAGCATGCTCATCAATCGAGACAAGCTTCCGTACACTGACAAGGGTATCGGTTTGGTTGAAAGCGTTTTGAACAGCGTGCTTGCTCTCGGTCAACGTCGTGGCGGTATCGCTCCGACAGAGTATGACGAATACGGCAACAAGAATGCAGGTTATGTAATCGAAGTACCGCTTGCAGCTAACATTTCTGCGAACGTCAAGGCTCAACGCGTATTGCGTGATGTTAAATTCACCGCAAGACTGGCTGGCGCTATCCACGTTGTAGAAATCACCGGTTCTTTGACCTATGAAAATCTGATTATTGCGTGAGGTGTGAATTATGAGTGCCCTGAAAACTTATGACCCTAAAAAGGTAAATGTTATTTATGGTCCTGTAATCATGACCGGCTTTGCAGAAGGTACTTTCGTCAATGTTGAAACCAGAGGAGAAGGCACCGAAGCCATTGTTGGCTGTGACCAAGAAATTGTAAGAAGCATGAGCGTTGACAGCGTTCTGAAGCTTGTTACTGTGACCTTGCTCCAATCCTCTGACAGCAACGACAAATTGAGCCTGCTTCATGACGCAGACAATGTCTCCCAAAAAGGCTTGTTGCCCTTGGCAATCAAAGACCTTAGCGGTAGAAGCGTAATGATGTCTGACCAGGCGTGGATTGTAAAGAAACCTACCTTCAAGCGTGGCAAGACTGCAAGCGACGGTGCGCTTGAGTGGCAATTCCTTGCTGTTGTTCCTGACGAAGCATTTTTGATTGGTGGTCATGACTAATGGAATTAAAATCTCGTGAAATTGGCAGTAACAAATATTATGTCCGTGAATTCCCGCCTTTGGAAGCATTGAAGCTTTTGGGTGACCTGCAGGCCGTAGTGACCTCTTCACTCGGTAGTGTAGGAATTGAGCAGGACGACAAGCCCTTGCTCGAAAAAGACATCAATGTTGGCTCTGTAATCGCAGGTATCGGTGGCAAGCTTGACGGTGCGACACTCGTAGGCTTTGCTGACCGTATCTTGAAAAAAGACTATGTGAGCGTTCAACGTGAATCTGACGATACCCCCGTAAGACTTGACCGAAACGTATTCGATGAAGTCTTTGCCGGCAGGGTATCAGAAATGCTTCAAGTGATGTACTTCGTCCTCGAAGTAAACTATTCCGATTTTTTCGGGTATCTTCCGAGCCTCTCTGGTGTCCTGAACAAGGCGGCGAAGAAGAAATAAAGATACCGGGTAAGCTTAGCCCTGACCTAATCCGCGAAATGGTCGTGTATCGTCCGCTTATGGCAGGACTTGTTACGTGGACGGAGATTAAGTCAGGGGTAGTAACCCTGTATGAACTACAAAAAATGGTCGCTCTGCTTGATATGAAGAGCGACACAGAAGCACATTATGCGAAAGCTTCCCAACAAGACGAAGGGAAGGTGAATAAATGGTAATTAGAGATTTACTTGTTGCCATCGGCTTTAAGCTCGACAAGAATTCACTTGTAGCTGCAGATGCGAAAATAGGAAATCTTAAAAAAGGGCTTGGCAGTATTGAAACTGCAGGTTCAAGGGCAGGTCGTAACTCCGGCAGGGCAATTGCAGATATTGGCAACAGTGCTGATAGAGCAACATCAAAGGTTGACGGGCTTGTCAACGGCATGTATAAGCTTGCTGCGTTTACTGGCATTACCTTTTCTTTGGGTAATGTCATAAGCATTGTAGACGAGTGGAAGGCTATCAACGACCAGGTACGCAACGTATCCGACAGTCAGGAAGAGTCGCTATATGCACAGCGTGAAATCTACCGCATAGCACAAGCTACGCGTCAACAGTACCAGTCTACGGCAACGCTTTATGCTTCCGTGGCTTCAAGCTCTAAGGAGCTTGGAAAGAGTCAGGCAGAAGTGCTTGCATTTACTGAAGACGTTTCAAGGGCTATGGTGCTTGGCGGTGGTTCTGCGCAAGGTCAGCAGGCGGCGCTTGTTCAGTTAGGTCAAGCACTTGCCTCTGGTGTACTTCGTGGCGACGAACTGAATTCAATCCTTGAACAATCCCGTAGGCTGGCACGTGCCATTGCTGACGGTATGGGTGTTTCCGTTGGTCAGTTACGCAGTATGGGCGCAGAAGGCAAACTTACTGCTAATGATGTGTTTATGGCTATCAGAAGTCAGTCTGATGTGTTGCGGTCCGAAATGGGCAGGACACAATGGAGAGTTGACCAAGCTTATACACGTATGCTGAATGCTGCAGGCAGATTTTTCGATAAAATCGAAAAGCGTACCGGTGCGGTCAGCATGATTGCACGAGGGCTTTCAAACGTTGCTACCATCATTGAGAACGTTGACATTGACAACTTCGTGGCAGGATTTAGGCTTCTTGTGATTTACGCAGGCGCTTTTCTTGCCGTTTCCAAGTTTGGGGCAATCATTACGATGTACCAAACGCTCAAAGCAGTGCTGATTGGTGTTAGGAATGCTTACCTTGCTGCACAAGGAGCTGCTGTTGCCTATAAATGGGCAGGACTGCAGGCTGCAGGTGCTTCATTGATTGCATTCGCTAAATTTGCCTTGATAGCACTTGCAATAACTGCTGTTATTCTTGCAATTCAGGACTTCTACACGTGGGTTAAGGGTGGCAAGAGTGTGCTCGGCAGTGCTTTTGGCGAATGGAACGAGCTTGTTGACAGCGTTAAGTCAAAATGGGACGAGGTTACGCAAGCTGTCTCTGACTTCCTTGACATGCGTATCATCGATATGGTTAAGGCGTGTATTGGCTGGATTGGTGAGCTTCAGGACAAGGTAGCTTCGCTAAATATTCGTGAACGCGTTAACAAGTGGTGGGAAGCGAACGTGTCTGCTCCCGTTAATGAAACCATAAGCGGTGTTGCCAACGGCGCAACCGCACATGGTCCTGCGCTTAGCTCACAACAACAGGAAGCCTATGGACATATGATTGGCGGACTGATGGGCGATAATGCCAAGACGGGCAATGTTGCCGTGAACAGGTACGCTGCTTCCAACATCGTGAATACTGCAAGCAAACGTAGCTATGCTGACAACAGCCAGCACACCAACTACGTCAACGTCAACGTCAAGACCAACGCTTCTCCTGAGCGTATCGGTAACGCTGTTGCTGACAGCATATCGAACATTGGTTATGACGCAGGCTTTGGCTTCGATTCACCGGCAACGGAGGCGATTTAGATGTTAGCTGATATCTTAGGTATCAATCCCAACAAGCCGACACAGTTCGGCAAGCTGAGCGTTGACATCGTGCGTTCCTATGAAGTTATGTACGAGCAGGACGTGTCAGCACACCCCGTTGAGGACGGCTCAGAAGTCCATGACAACATCGTAAACAAGCCTATGCGTGTCAATATGACAATTGGCATTTCCTCGCTTCCTGTGACGTGGATTTGGACAAATGGTACGGGTAAGCACAAGTTCAGCGACGGACTTGCGGCGCTCGAAGCCATACGTAACGCAAAACAGCCTGTTACGATCGTAAGACCTGACCGAATCCTTCGTGATATGGTGATGACTTCCTGTAGGCTCGCCAAGTCTGACGAAAGCAAGTCAGTCCTGTGGGTTGATTGTTCATTCCAAAGCATTGTCAAGGCTGTGGTTCTTACTACGAAAATCCCGCCCGAAATCGTTGAGGCAGAAATGCAGGACGGAGTGGGCGAGACAAAGGCAAACGGCGGTGCTGCCAAGCAGAATGCTGTCAACGAAACCAAGGCTGACACCGAGGTATCGTGGCTTGAACAGACTGTTGAAGCTTGTAAGAGCTGGTTCGGGTGATTGACATGGCAAAACAACAGATTACTTTTAACGACGCTAACGATATTGTTGTCAGCGTTAATTTAGAAAACCAAAAATACCGCCTGCGGTTCGTATGGAACCACATAGCGGACTTTTGGGTAATGCACTTATATAACTACCAAGGTAAGCCGTTGCTGGAAAACCTAAAGCTCGTACCTAATTTTCCTGTGATGTTCAACCATCATAACGACAAGGCTGGTATTCCTAAAGGCGAGTTCTTCGTAATCACAAAGGAAGAGCAGCTGACAAGGAACAGTTTTAAGGAAGGTACGGCAACGCTTATCTACGTTACGGGAGATGAGATGTATGGCACAGTTTGACAGAATCTACCGATTGACTGTCGGAGATGACGTTGACGCAGTGCTCTTACAGTCAAATCCTCGTGAACAAGGCTTAAACATAAGCTTTGATATCGACAAGGACCTCACGCAGCAGACAAACAAGTGCCGTGTCGAGGTCTATAATCTTTCTGACAGTACGGCCAAGAAGCTTGAACGTGACGACATCGTCTGCATTCTTGAAGTTGGCTATTCTGAAGATGTGGGACTTAGACGGATTTTTGTTGGTGAGGTTGTCGGAGCTTGGACACGGTTAAGCGGAAGCGACAAGATTACCACGCTGGAGCTTTCGGACGGCCAGAAGGCTATCCGTGACAGCTTGGTATCGCTTTCTTATGCTCCCGGTGTGAGCCGTCAGAAGGTCATAGACGACATAGCTTCCGACATGGGCATAGCAGTAACCTATGCCGAGGGGTTGACCTTCACCCGTTTTGCCAACGGCTTTTCGTTCATCGGTCCTGGCAGGAGCTGTCTTGACAAGGTTTGCGCCGGTACAAGGCTTAACTGGTCAATCCAGAACAACGTACTGCAAATCATTGAGATTGGCGGTACTACACAGAACTATGCCTTGAAGCTCACTAAGGAAAGTGGACTGATAGGCTCGCCTGAACGTATCGTAAAAGGCGTAAAGCGTATCGACAAGGAACAGTCGAGAGAGGTTGAGAAGACAAAGGCTGACCGCAAGGCTGGCTGGAAGCTTAGAAGCCTCTTGCAGCCTGCGTTAAATCCCGGAGACATCATCTACGTGGAAAGCAGGACTGTCACTGGCTGGTTTGTAATCGAAACGCTCAAACATATTGGCACCTATGCCGGCAACGACTGGTACACCGATATGGAAGTTTACGAGATTGGCGGTGAAATGAATAATGCGCAATAAGCAGAGTGACGAGCTTGTAAGGCTGATAAAACATCAGCTGTCGCTCGCACATACTTCACTTCCCGGTAAGATTGTTTCTTTTG